AGAAGTATAAATTCTTATACTTCCTCTTATACGATTGAGCCATCAAATGGAGCTGCGACATCACCTGTTCAGGAGTTAACGATCTCCGAACTCCCTTTACCCTAAAGTAAAGGGGCGTGATGTCGTTCCCGTCCAGATAAAACTTTCCGCATGATTCACGGAAAGCTTGTCCATCGCAGAAGCTCTTTTGAGCATTCACGATGAACCCTAGGCGGGATAAGATGGACTTGACGATATCTGTTAGATGCCTATCTATACAGATGTCGTCGCCGTAGACAGCCATTGGTTGATACGACCGGTGACAAACACCATTATAAGTTGTCCGACGAAAACGCCGGACAACTCTTTTGATGTTATCACTAGTCAACCAATCAAAGAAAGACTGTCTGCGGTAGACTTCGCCATACGTGTGAAGGCAGGCTGCATATATGCAAACCGACGCAAAGAGTATACATTGCGTAGGAAAGCATAAGGCGGAACCCATAGGGGCGAACTTCTGAAGAAGGTGAACACCTCCATCAGGAAGATACGCGCTATGAGACCGCGTAGCTATCATCGGAATTAGCCAAGAAGGCGGAAAAACCTTCTTAGCCAATTTTAATGATAAGCTATCACTTGCAGCGGAAAGATCAAGAGTATCTATCTCTCCGGTATAAGAACCGAAGTGACAGAGTTCTTGATTTCTTGTCTGATCAGCGATATTTATAAAATATCGCAAATCAGACATGCCTATTAGACGTATAAACTCTCTCATAATGGCCTGTTGGAAGAACATAAGATGACTAGGTTCCATACAAATGGATCTAGCCACCTTAAGATTCTTCGGAACAAACCGGAGACGAGCTATACGATCTAATGCACGTCTAGTTGGATCCCACTTAGTAACGTCTGGTATGACCTTACTCGGTGAGATACCGTATTCTGATCCGTAGCCATATTTCCCAATATGACCTCGGAAAAGAAACCGATCAATTGTGTAGTCGTAGGAAAGGATACCAAGCTTTCCAATACGACACACAACACCCTTCTCCGCAACATGACCCGGACCAAATTTTGGTCTGAAGTCATCAATTGAGAAGGAGGGAAGTACAGTTGATATGATTTTCTTTAGGAAAAGAAAATCAGTATCAAAGTACTGATGATCGGCCAGCTTTTCTTCTATGCTGATCCAGTCGCGAAAGGCGACCTCATTAAACGATGGATCTACATAATCCAACTTCTTACCGAAGTTGAGAAAAGTGTAGAGATATCGGATAATGTCAGCATCACCGGTCTGGTAATACCGATTATATTCAAAGAACACTGGTGTGTCTTTGAATTCGTGAATAAATTCACGAGAATCGGAACCCATAATCTTCTCTTGAGAGACAAGACGATGGGCCAAATCGGTGAAGGCTATAACAGTTTTCTTAAGGCCGTATGAGGAGATCCTTGAGAGGAACTTCTTATACAGTCTAAGAGGCTTATTATAGCCTTGAAGTGGACTGTCAACTAGGAGCGATATCCAGGAGGCAATAAAGAGCTGTGAAGTTCTTATATTGTCGGCCCCAGTAACGCCCGATGACTTGCAGAAGTCGTCATCTATCTGAAATAGATGACGACCAGTCGAGGTTCTCACGAGAACCTCCTGCACGACTAGGAGACCGCAGGAGCCCCGTAAAGGAGCTTCTGAAGCCAAGTAGTCGTTCGCGTGCCAGAGCTGACAGAACTGTACATGAGAGAGAAGATCTCTCCCAACAGCTTGTCAACATTGGCAGTTGAGACGGAGATATCAGCTGGCAGGATCATTGAGATCGTGCTAGTGATAGGTTTCCGGGTATCAATACCCGAAACACTATCAGACATCACCGCCCACGTCGAAAAGGTCATCGAGATACGCAAAACAGAGCCGCTTGCGCGATTCTGAGGCGTAACTCGATAAACGACATAAGCTGGAAAGCGAATGTCGCCCGAAGAAAGAACATACGTCGCAGTAACCTCACCGGTCTTTGGATCGGTGTCGGAACTCTGCAGCGTAAGCTCAGACTTCGGAGCCACTTCGACAGTGACGCTTTCCGTCGAAGACGGAAGGTGATCAACACTATACGTGATAGTCATTGGTGTTTGCCTTTCGCAAACTACTGCGCAAAGCGCAAGGATGAATCACAATCTGAATAACAGATTGTGAAAGAGCCCCAGGAAGTTCCCAAAAGAGATACTACCTGGGAGGCCAAATCCAAATTTACTATCTCTAAGTATAGGCACGTGATGTGTAACATCACGTACATATATCTTAAGACCCGAGAAATCGGATCCAGAACATAAGCCCCAAAGGCTAAGTTCTGAAGAAGTAAATGGACTGGTGATGGTGTAGGAATGGATATACAATGCAGGAATCAAACATAAGAATATGTTTGATTCTGCACGCGTAAGTCCATTACCAACACCGAAAAGCCAATCCAGCGCTTGCCGGAAGGGCACGAACTTATAGATAGTAGATGGTGCAGGTAAAATACCTACACTATTCATATCTATAAGGGCTGATAAGAGCCTAGGCAAGCTCTCACCAATAGTCATTTTGGTGCGAGTTACAAGGCTACATCCGTCTCTTCCAAATTGACTTTTCAAGTCAAACTTGAAAGAGCCATAACCGACTGTTTCACCGAAGGAAAGGTGATACAGTCGAACCAGTGAGGAAACCACTTCAGATAAATGACTAAGCAGATAAAGAATATCATGCAGGTCATAACCTGAAATGATCAGCTTATGGATCTGAGAGATAACATCAGAGATGTTAGTCTCAAAATCCAAAAGGCCATCGGGAAGTTCATCTAAAAGGCGAAGAAATTCACCAACCAGATGAACGACACCAATGGTCGATCTGATCATCATCGGGATGGTAACATCCAGATGATTCTCAAGATCGCTGAAAGCGCTGATAGACGAGAAAAAGCAAGACTTCGTAATCTCGAACAAAGAATCATGCACATGTCCTGCAAAGTTGTCGAGGACATGTGAAGATTCGATGTCTTGATCAACGAAATGAAGCTTCTGGACGTCTACAGCACTCAGTGTAGGTGGTATAGATAAAAGTATGGGTATGGTTACCCACCCAGCATCTGATACCACAAGATCCGACATAGGGCCTTCACCAATCCATCCGCAATCCTTCCCGTCAGAGGTACGAGACCCCTGATAGGAAAGAGAGCCGGATGGTTGATAGAGGACAGTATAATCGGATCCTACACTCGGACTCTGTTGTACGTTAGGCCACGAGAGTGGGAAACGTATAACAGTATCCCAATCGCATTCGTCATTCATACCACAGTTCAAATTAGCAGGAGTGCTAAGATGATTGTGATATCGGATAACGAAGTCACCAGACTCAAACCCGAACTTTGAGATTTTGATCTCGTAGATCTGGCCAGAGCCTCTATCCCATGAAACTGAATTATCGGAGAGATAATTCAGAAGATCAAGAAGAGAATACGAAAGTATTCCCCCTTGATTCTCAAAGGATGGTGTACAGGAAAAAGGACTAAGAGAAGTAATTCTGATAGTCCTAATGAAGCTATGCTCGTTGGTACGAATTGGAATCGTACCAAAGGGATAAGCAACATTTTCCTGCGAATGGGGAATATCCGACTGGTTAGGGATCAACTCACCAATGTAGGTGTTGTGTCTCACAAAGTTTTGTCCAGAACCGGATGGCGGAAAGCCATTCGACTGAGGAAAAAGAGTGTGAGACATGATGGCAACGTTATCGAGAATACTCCCGTAAACATTGTCATCATATCTTGATTCGATTGCCTTCTCAGGACGGCTGCCGAGTCTTACTCGGACAGTATCATTCTGTGAAGGAAAACCGAACAAAGTATGGACAGATTCAGACGGATGAACTATATAATAGTTATTCGAATGAAGCTGACCATAGAGGAAATCGCAAACAGCAACAGTTGCGGGAAACCTAAAGGCAGTGTTAAAACTGCAGTTAAGTCGAACGCATCTGCCGCTTTTAACAACAGGAAAACTGTCGTTATAAACGATTTCCAACATAGAACACCTCCAAGATCCCGTTATTGGATATAGCTCCAAAAGACTATAGACTGCCCG